GTGCCCAGCGTTTTGTTGTTGGACAGGTGTACGTTCATCGGCATGCCGACGTAATCGGAGCCGCCCAGGCTCTGGGGCACGATGGTGCAGCCGGTGTGCTTTTCCGCCGTGAAGGAGCCGGAAGCAGCCCCCAGGAAGCAGTGGACGTGCAGCACATCGAACATGCTCAGCTCGCTTACGGCGTTGCGGCGCTCAATGTCCAGCAGCTTGGCGCTCAGCTTCTGGCCGCCGCGGATGGTGCAGGGGTCCAGGTCAAGCTCCGGCTTTGCGGCGCTCACGTTCACGTCCGTAATGCCCAGGATGTCGGTCACGGTGTCGGTGTCGTGGTTGTATTCCACGCTTGCGTCCTCAACGCCGCGGCCCAGCAGTTCCCAGGTCTCAGTACCGGAACCGCCGACGTTCACAAAGATCATGTCCAGTTTGCGGTCAGCTTTTTGGCCGGCGGTCAGGTTGATAGCAGCTTCTGCCATGGTTATTCCTCCTCAAGATAGAGTTTGATTTGTAATTGATAGCGGGCCGCGTTGGCATCCGCCCCGGTGGGCACACCGGCGTTGGATGCCGTGATTTTGGTCACGCGGTACCCGCTGACAGCGGGGTAGTTGTGGGTGCGCTCCTGCCCGCGGATCCAGGCGGAGAGCGCGGCGAAAAAATCAGCAGCGTCCAGGTTGGGCTTTAGTTCCCGTCCAAATGGCAGCTGTGCCACAAAGGTCAGGTTGTATTCGGCCAGGTCGTACCCCAGCACATCGGTGCGGTGGCTCTCGCTGGCCGTGCGCAGGGTGTATTCGGTCGGTTCTGCGCCCAGGTAGTTGGCGTTGAACAGGTCCTGCCTGTTGATCAGGGGGCACTGTGCGCGCATCCAGGCGCGGGTGGCATCCAGTACGTTCATCTTCCGGGTCTTCCTCCTGCCAGGGCGGCGGCTTCGCAGATGACGTCATCCTTGTGTTCGGCCATGGCCCGCTCAAACCAATAAGCGCCCCGATCCGGCGCGCTGTTGTAGGTCAGCGGGCGGCCGGTGGGGTACTTATGGGGCGGGCTGAAAAAGCCTGCCAGTTCTCCGCCCTCAAAGATGGGAATGTTGGGGCCGTACACCTCGCCGTAGTACAGGTAGCGCGCATAGGGCGTGGCATACACGATCATGCCGTCCCCGATGGCGCTTGCCGTGATGGCGCTGTGCTTGAGGGTGCCGGTGCGGAACGGCACCTTGGGGTCACAATAGCGGATCACCGCTTCGTCCACCGCCTTCTGCACCCTCCCGCCCGGTGTCAGCCCCCGTTTTTCCAGGGCATCAGAAAGGGCGGAAAGGTCAAGCCGGGCATCATATTTCAGTCCCATCAGCTTGCCTCCACATACCAGTGCGGCGCGGGGTGGCCGCGGTTGTCATGCACGTCCAGCACGGTGGCGGTCACGGTGCCGCAGGTGATCGTGTCGCCGGGGGCAATGTCCAGCCCAGCGGGGGCGGCGCTTTCCGGGATGCGGCATTTGTACACCCGCGCCGCGTGCAGGCCGGTGGAATCCACGGCGGTCTTTGCCTGCCCGTACCAGCTCACGCCGGTCAGGGTGGTTTCTTCTTTCACGTCCCGGTCGGCATCGCCGTCATAGTGCAGGTGGGTCAGGGTCACGGTCTGGTCACAGCCGTACAAGGGCCGCACCTCCCATCCCGGCCCGCATAGCGCAGCGGATGGCTGCGCGGCAGGTAAATATCCGCGGCCGCCTGCATGTCTGCCGTGTACTGTGCGGTCAGGGCGGCAGTATTCAGCGTTTCGCTGTAGCCGTCTGTGTTAAAGGCTGCCAGGCCGGGGCGGCTGCGCTCATCGGCCTTGGCGGCCTGGTAGCGGGCGGCAACATCCGCCAGCGCGCAAGCCGCCAGCTTTACGGTATCATCCACCGGAGCCCCGCACTTCAGGCGGCCAAATGTGATGCTGTCCAGATAAGCGCAGGCTTCCCGCACGGCGGGCATCCACTGCCCCTGGGTGGTGATCAGGGTGCCGCAGTAGGCGCCCTGATAGTCGGTAAAATCAGCATACATGGCAACCCCCTTACTTGGATGCAGGCAGGGTGACGGCAACCGGTACGGCGGCTGCGGCAACCGTTACGGTGCCGGTCTGCGGGCGGTAACCGTCTGCCTTGACGCTGTAGGGATATTCACCGGCGCGCAGGTGGAACACGGCGGTGCCGTCAGTGCCGGTCAGGCGGATGGAGCCGTTCACATTGACAGCTGCACCGGCAATGGCATTGGGGGAGCTTTCGGCATTATCCTTGACGGTAAAGGTCACAGTCTGGTCGGTGTAGGCGGTCGCGGCGTCAATGTAGGCAAAGGGCACGTTGACGCGGTTCTCGTTCATGCGGGTGGCGGGGTTCGGCATAGCCCAGCCCATGCGGAAGGTAACGCGCAGGGCAATCATGTCCTGCTGGGCCAGGTTGAAGATGATGGCCTTGGTGCTGGGGTCCTGGATCACGGCCTGGTCCAGGATCTTGACGTCCACATCCTGGCGGATGGAGTACACCAGCTGCTTAAAGTTGCCGGCCACCATGCGGGCAACGCTGGTATCAAAGCTGCCGTTCTCCGGGAAGTAGATCGGCGCGCCGTCCAGGGCATAGGGGGTGGTGCCCTGCATATCGCTCTTGTACAGGGGGTGGCCGTTGGTGTCCTTGATGCCGCGCAGGGACGCTTTGGCACCCATGGCAGCCACAACGCCGTCCACGGTGTAGCCTGCATCCTCCACCTTGGCAAACAGTCCGTTTTCGCCCAGCAGGGAATCATAGCTGATGCCGCCGGAAACGTTGTTGCCGGCCTGGCGGGCAACGGTGATAATGTCGTTCTGCCACTCTGCCGGGCGGTTGATGCCGAACAGAATGGCCTGGTCCACCCGCAGGCCGATGGCTTCGTTGACGCGCGGGGTTACCTCGCCCAAGATGTCAAACTCAGCATCAGCCAGAACGGCTTCGGGGATGGGGACAATGACTGCCAGCTCACCGGCGGTCAGGTAGACGTTTTCCCACGCCTGGCGGGAAGTCTGCTTATAGCCGGTATCACCGTTGACCCAGTAGGCCAGCGGCAGCATGGAAAGCACCGGAATGCGGGTCTGCTTGCTGGTCATGTTGGGCAGCTTGCGGCCCAGCTGCATCACAACGCTCTGCTTGGGGGCATCCTGAAAAATGGTGCTGACGACCTGCTCACGAATCAGGGCTTCAGCGCGGGAACGATCAATAACATTGGGCATGGGTTATACTCCTTTCATTTGCCAAACGCGGCACGGATCGCCGCATTTGCTTCTTCGCGGCCGGTGGCAGCTGCCGGGGTGCCGGTAGCACTTGCCACAATGCGCGCGGGCTTGGTATCGGCGGCAAACGCGCCGGGGTCATTTTCGCGGTAGGTCTTTACAAAGTCGTCAAAGCCCAGCAGGCTGTCCCCCTGCAGGGGCAGTTTCTTGGCGGCCAGGTCGGCCATAAATGCTTTTTTTGCGCTGGCGCTGGTAAAGTGCAGCCCGGCAGCTGCATTCTGGGCGGCATAGCCTGCCTGCAGCTCGGCTACTTTTGCGTCAGCAGCTTTCTGGGCATCGGCGGCTTTCTGCTGCCAGTCGGGGTCGTAGCCTTTCAGCTTGGTGTTGGCTTCCTCCAGCTGGGTGCGGATGGCATCACGCTCGGCTTTGGCCGTTTCGGCGGCCTGCTTTTCGCGGTTCACGTCCGCGCCGTTCATGGCGAACACGCGCTGCACCTGCTCATCATTCAGGCCAAGGGCTTTGAGATCTTCGGTTTTCATGGGTGTTACCTCCTGTGTAGGGTGTCAGATAGGCGTTTTTAGGTGGTTGCCGTCACCGTCTGTGCGGCTGTTTCAGCCCTGCCGCAGCCGGGCAAAAGGGTATAAAAATTGCCCGCTTGCCCCTCATGCAGGGCAAGCAGGCATAAAAAAACCACGGTGCGGGTGCATCGTGGTTGAATCGTTAAGGGCTATTCGGGAAGTTCGCCCAATCGTTTCAGAATGTTGTAGCATCCACGGGCAGCCAGTTGGGCAGGAGGAATGTCTCCATCAAGCGCAACCCAACCGTCCGGCACGGTATACT